GCGGCAGGAATGAGCATAATTTGGCTCAATTCAAGGCGGTTTACTCCCCCTGCTGGCGAAGAGTTTTGGACCCCCGCCGAGTGGGGCACGTCCATAGTCTGGTATGACCCCCGCGACTCGTCCAGAGCAAGCAACCTGATCACGGGAGTACAGGACAAAAGCGGAGGCGGCCGTCACCTGACCGCTACGGTTGGTCAGCGACCGGCTTATATCGCAGACTGGCTTAATGGTCAGCCTGCAATGAACTATGGAGCTGCACTCAATAACAATAGGCTTTCGTGGACGGGTACAGCATTTGACCCGGTGCGAACTTTTGGCGTGGCTCATTATGAGGGGCCGGACCCAATTGTGGGATTTACTGGACTGCTGTCATACCCGTTCGCCACCAATGCTAGTTTGCTTCTTGCAGAGGCTCCAAACCAATGGTTTGGGCTCCGTCCGGTTTTTCTGAATGGCGTTGAAACGTCCTCTAACATTGCGATGCCCACGATTGCAGCGCCGTTCCTGTGGGCGGATGATATAGCGCCATCTGCCGGTAGAAACACCATCTGGGTAGGGGCTGATAGATTCGAATTTAACCGTGGCTGGCGTGGAAAAATAGGGCAAGTAATTATCACGTTGTTTCTGCCGACGCTGCGAGAACGCAGGATCGTCACGGGTTACCTGGCCTGGGAGTATGGATTGGAATGGCTGCTTCCTGCTGATCATCCGTTCCGCAACCGCCGGCCCCTGCTCTCTGACTAAACGCCACCCAGCAACAGCCATGGCTTACAGTTTCTAAGTTAATTGTTTTGGCTAGATTGAAACAACAGCCGCAACCCAAGGTAATCACAGCTGGATTGGTTGGATCAATTGGCGCCATAGCGGTGTTGCTTGCGTTGCTATTTTTAGGGCATAAATATAAAGATGATTGTCTTGCTGTTGGCAAAGATTTTGAGCAATGCTGGGAAAAGGGACTGACAATAGCTGGAATGAATGCTGGAGGGCCGCTTAGTGCAGCAGTAATTTTTGGCTACATCGTCGGCCAGTTTGGCAAAGAAAAAGAAAAAGCTGAAAAATATCAAGAGGGTTATTGGAAGTACAACCCAGAGCTTCGCCGTGATAACGAGCCACCGGAGGCACCCTAAGCGCCCCCGGTGACACCGCATCAGGCTTCAGCGGCCTGATCGAGCAGGGGTGTACCCGCTTGCTCAGGGGCGGCCCGCTTGCCGCGTGGAATGACGGCCTCAACCACTCCCGTAGTGGTCAATAGGATCTGACCGTCAGCGGGATACTCGACCGCAAACACCTCGCCAGCGACTGCGCCCACTCGATTAACGGCGAGCTGGCTGACCAGCAGCACGCCTTGACCAGTGACCCGAGCGCGAGTCTCGCCGGCATGGGATCGACCGCCACCGGAGGTAGATTCGCTCTCTTCGATGACGCCCGTAACCTTGAGCCATTCCTCATTGAAGGCAGACTTCTGAAATCGTTGCTGGCCGGTCCTGGTAATGGAAACATAGCCGGCATGAAAACCGATCGCGTTATGCTTCCAACCTTCGGCCTTCTTGGCGTTGTAGAAGTCCAGCAGCTCTTGGCCGACAAGGCGAGCGGGAAGCTCAGGGGCTTCTTCGAGAGTAGCCTCAGCGGGCTCGGAAGACAAAGCACGGTAGGGCTGGTCTTCATGGTGGGGGCCTTCGTCGCCGTCTTCATCCTCGTCGGGATCTTCGCCACCATCGACAAGGGGCTCTTGGTCGTAATCAGTGTCAGCCAAAAGGTTTTCTTCAACAGCGTCGGTAGGACCGACTTCAGTAATCTCGATCTCAGCCTCAGGGGTTTTCTTGGTGCGGGTTGCCATTGGAAGGAAAGGGACGAATGTGTGACAAGTGAAACTGTAGCACGCTATCGAACGCGCATCAATGGGCCGAGCGCGTTAAGTGCAGCTCCGAAGACCGGATGGCCGCCAGATGCCGCCTTTCTTTGGTGGTGAAGCGCAAGGCCACCGGCAAACTGCAGCCAGCCCTGGTCAAGGTCAGGCCGGTTCCAGGTTTTTTCGCTGACGCCATCGACGCTCAAGCCGAAATTGATCCCGCGCTCAACGCGCAGGCCGACTACGGCTTCGACACCAAAAGCGTAAGAACCTTGTTGCATTTGCCAGCCACCGCGCACCTTAAAAGTTGATTCCTTAACCTTGCCGGCTTCGGCGTCAACTTTTGTAAGAAGTTCGCAGATGCTGGCAAGGATCTCATCGTCTGGAGCGTATTCACACAAACGCTTATAGCGCTCGGCAAAACGGTCCGGCTGATTAGTCTTCCAATCGCACACGCTCAGGATCCCATCAACTTCGGCAATGAGATCAGGAGTGAAGCCGTAGCAGCCGCCAGGGTGAATCATCGGCTCTTCGATGACATACACCTTGCCAATACGCGGCCTAACGTAGTCATACCAAAGAGAATGGATGATGGCAGCTTCTGTGTCTCTGTGAAAATCAGCGTTAATTTTCTCCTGCTCAAAAGAGCCGAGTGACAAGCCAACCATGCCATGCAGCCTTGTGCCAATGTCTGCGCGGATGTCTCGAACTCGATCCATGAAATACTCGGCGCCCATATCGGTAAGCCCCTTGCGCATCAAGGATTGCTTCCAATGCTCTTTAGGAAAGTCCTTGCCGCCAGCAAGCTCGATGATATGCGAAGATGATGGTACTTCGATCTGCTCGTGTGGAGTGCGATAGAAATACTTGTGGTCTTTATCTCTAAAAAAAACTCCCGACTGAGCCGGGAGTGGTTGCAGTTCAGGCATCAGGATCAGAAGCCGGGGGGAAGGTGCTGGGAAGGCATGAGGCCCGCAGCGGCCTGGCCATGGATCGCGCCAGGCATGGGCTGGACGGGCGCTGGAGGGGCAACAGGCGTAGGCGCTTGGCCTTGTGCCGGGGGCTGGGCGTAACCCTGTGGGGCCTGCTGCTGATAGGCCGGTTGCGGTTGCTGAGGCTGTGCCTGATCGACAAAGCCAGCAGGCATCGGCACGTGGGCTGGCCAACCCTGTGGAGCCGCCTGAGGCTGTGTTGGCTGTGGCGCTTGCGCGTAACCCTGGGGAGCCGCCTGTGGCTGTGCGTACTGAGGTTGCTGAGGCGCTTGTTGTTGGGGCGCTTGGGCATATCCCTGCGCAGCCTGTTGGCGTGCAAGGGCGCTATTTTGTGTCTCGGTCAAGGTCGAAACACTGCCGGACAAGCACGGCTTCTTGTCGCCGGGATTAACTGGTTGCAGGTAAAGCCCAACGTCGAGCTTAATGCACGGCTGACCGTTGTAGTCCAACTCGTATTGGCCTGCGTTAAACGCAGCATTTGCTTCTTGTAGCAATTCCCAAGAAAGCTCAAACTTGCCTTTGTAGTCAGGCTGGTTTGCAGCGCTCTTGCGATCATTGACCCAAAAAGCGAGTCTGTTGCGGGAAGCCATCAGGAAGGTTGCGAAAGGACGGGAAGAGGTTGGACGGGATTAACCATGCCAGGCGGCATGGTCGAAATCACTGGATAGCCCTGGGGAGTGGTGGCGTAATTGGGCGCCATCGGCGGCTGTGGTTGGTAGCCGGTCGTCAACGGCTGCGAAAAGACCGCCTGAGGGTGTTGCACTTGCTGACCCGGTGCCGGCCAGGAACCAGGCGTGGGAAGGCCAGGCAGTTGCGTTGACGAAGGCTTTTCGCCAGAGTAAACAACGCTGTTGCCATCATCGTCTGCCTCAGGGCAGATGTTTAGCAACGCAAACAGATTGTAACGGACACCATATTTGACATGCCCAGCCGTTTTGTGCATGGTGGTCATATCGTTTACGGGAAAATCCGAAGACAGCTCTTCCAAACCATCCTTGAATGCAAGGGTAGTTCGCATGACCCAGTTGCCTTGATCGCAAAGCATCTGCGAATAAATAACAATGCCCTGGTCAAGCAATGCCGGCTCAACTGCCCTAAGCAAACCTGGCAATCCCAGAAACTTTGACTTGAGGTAAGGGTTGTCGCTATCCTTGCTAAGATCCCCAAAGTCT